CGCCCACCCAGCGCAGCCAATCGTCAACACAGCAGCAATCAAAACCTTACGCATCACGTTACTTTCCTCACGAGTACATCATCGGGCCGACCGCATCCAAACTTCCGTCCACATCGACTGCGAACATTTGCATCGAGATCGAACTAGCAGCGGAATTGATTGATCCACCATTGCGCACATTCGCCGGCCATGCAAATGTTCGTCCTCCAGTTCCGTCCTGCACAATGCGAAACACGATAATCGAAGGACCGATAAGGCCGTTGATGAATAGAGAACTGCTCACATTGCCCGTGAGCGTCATCTTGAATTCCAAACCTTTTGAAGCATCGAATGTAGGCGTGGCACTGTAGGCGACGAGTACAACTCCCTGCGGAATGATGCCTGAGATTGTTCCCGCTACAAGAGCGCCGCTGATTGTGACGCTGCCTGCTACATTCAGTCCGGTGATCGGTGCCTGACCTGTAAGGAATTGATTGAGTAATGCCCATCCTGCATTGGTGGGCACGCCCCAGTTGTTCGATCCGATCGGCGGTTGCGGGAATCCAAGACTCGTATTTGGCATCACTTCTCCAATCAATATCCGACCGCAAACCAATACAAAGATTGCGTGCTTTCATCGCCGCCGCACAAGACCTGAAACTGAGTGACGGTTATTGTGCCATTTGAAATGGCCACAAATGCGATGCCGCTCCCATAAGGAATCGAAGAGGTTGCAGTCACGGAAATGCTTGAACCATTCGTGAACGCAATGGGAAATGTAATGACCGATTCCGTGACGGCATCAGAAAAGAATCCCCATTGGCGTATCAGGCCGCTTGGATCTTTGGCCCAGTGTCCATTGGAATTCGACCCAGAAGTAAATCCTGCCGCGATAGCAGCCGCCACAAAAGCCGTCGTAGCAGCGTTGGTCGTGTTGTCTCCAGGCGATCGCGTCGGGCATACAAGCCCATTTGTTGCAAAGATTCCGTTATTGCTGACCAATGGCCCAGCCGCGCGGAGATTGCCGCTAAGATCAGCCTTGAAGAGGATCAGGCTCACAGAGCTTGGCGCTGGATCCGGTTGGATTGCCGCGATGAACGATGCAGGCCAGCTTACCGTTCTCCCCCCTGTCGCATCCTGCGCAAAGAAGAATCCCACCACCTGACCCGGTAGAACTCCGCTGATGGTTGACGAAGTGATGTTTCCAGTGAGCGTCATCTGGAATCCATTGGCGGCAGCGGCATTAAATGTGGGCGTAGGAGAGAAGGACAGCGAAACTAGGTTCGAGAGAAGATCCGCCTCAGTGATGATATTGGCGAGGACCGCGGCTAGAACTGATACATCCGCATCGCTCGTAGAATAGCCTTTCGCCGCCATCATCTGTCCGAATGCAGCGCAGAATGTCGTGGGCTGATGAGTGGCCTTGTTTAGAAGCGGAGAAGGAACGATGTTGTCAACTCCGTAACCGCCTGAACGCTGGGAGTCGGCCGTATATTCGGCATCGGTTTCCTGATTAACGCCGCTCGGATTGAAAACTAAGAAATTCGTTGTCGCCATGATGCTCCTATGCCAGATGTCCCAAGTCTACGCCCGCGATAAATGCCGTCGATTCATCAGTTCCAAAGATCGGTAAATCCCCGAAAATGTAGTTATAGAGAACGCCTTCCGGTCGCGGAACGATATAGCCATTCACAATCAGATCCTGAATGATCGAAGTGAAACTTCCCGTAAGCACAATGTCGCATGTCATGTTCTGATTGTCGGAGATTGTGATCGATCCTCCAGGAAACAATTGCGTCCAAATCGGATAAAGAGCCTCTTCGGTTCCGTCCCATTCGTTTGCCGCGATAGTTGCCTGAATCAGAATTCGGTAGGTATCATCATCCAGAATTGGACTCACGCCTCCAGATGGCTGAAAACCAACCGTTCTGCTCACGCCCGCGATCTGTCCAAGAACGTCGAGTTGTACACCCTCCGCGTAACCGAGATCGAAAAATTCTGTTATCTGCGCAACCATGTTGGAGTTGTCATTCAAAGGCGACAAAAGATCAGTCAACCAAGCATTAAGATTCGGTGCGAGACGATATTCCGAGGTAAGAAGATTCAGATAGTAGCTTAGCGAAAGCGGAGGCAATGGGCCGAGGTCGGCAACTCCATATCTTCCCGATCCGTATCCGCTTTGGTTATAAAGTGGCAATCTAGCTCTCCGTCACAATGATGTTGGCTGAAATCCCCTGCGCGACCTGATAGTAGTCGAGCGTAATGTCTGTTGTTCCCGAGGGCGATGCTGAAAGTCCGGTGTAGAGAGAGGTGATCGAAAACTGCGGCGTCACAAGCGAAGGCATCACCGATTGAGCGACGGAATAGAATGAGGAATAGGTCACCGTCTCGCCAATCTGAAGGCTATTGAGATACAGCACAATTGCAGCCTGTACCGCCGTCAAGACAGCGCTCGTATATCCGGCCAATCCGTGAATCACCATTGTCGCGTAGATTGGGGCGTATGTCGGGCGCTGGAATCCAATGGTGGTGATGGTTCCGGTATTCGGATCGGTCACAGGAATGCTTGTCGAGCCGGCGGTTGAATCGGGATTGGTATAGACGCCCAACCCGCGCTTCTGGTAGATAGCCGTTGCGACTGCCAGATTCGATCCGCCTTCTACGACCATTGAAATCGAGTGTGGGGGATTGCCCCAGAAGTCGATCGATCCTGTTGGATTCTCAATGGAGCTTCCCGGGCCGGAATCGGGTGTCGGCGTGCCTGTGGCGTAGCGTGTGACGCCAGGAACGGCTGCGATTGCTGCGATCGTAGAAGCAAGGCGTGTAAGGGCTGGAGAGGCCACGGAGAGAGCCTGTCGCGCCCTGAGTTCGGAATCGCTCTCAGTGGGCAAGCCTGGAAGCGCTGGAGATGGATTTGTAGCGCCTGTCCAGCCCGCTGTGGCGCCTTGTGAGATCGTGTTGATCGCTCCTGCGCTGGCCTGTATCGGTCCCGCCGTCTGGCAGGTAATGCCCACAGTGACGCTTCCACCACTCGGAATAGTTACGCTGATAGGAAGCGCCCAGACGTATCCCTGAGTATCGGTCACTTGGCCGAGATTGATGACCGTTCTGCCGGCTCCGGTCACAGTCAATGGCGCTGTGGAATACGAGGCCGGCAACCGCGCAATGCCGTTCATCTTCACGATGCTGTCGAGATCAGCCCCCACCGCAGTCGAAGGCGACCGTGCATTGTAGGCAAGCTGAGAGGCAAGATTGCAGTCATAGCATTTCAGGGCGAAGATCGAGATTTCCTGATACTTGGCTGTATCTGTTCCCAAATAAACCACTTGCGGATAGATTGCCTGATAGCCCGAAATGAGACTATTGATGATCGATTGATAAGACGGAATGACGAGTCCCGCTGTGGGCGAGATGAAAGGCGCGACGTAGGGCGGTGTGCTCATGAAGGAGTCACCTGGGCGCTCGATCCTGGAGCGTTCGTTACGACAAGATTACCAAATTGAGTTTTCACCAATGCTGTGAAGGTCGATCCCATCGTTGCAGTGTTGAGCGAAAAGTTGAAGTTGAGAATCTGGATGACGTAAGGACAACCGAGAATTGTCTGCTGAATGATGAGCATGACACCGGCCTGATTTGCAGGCGCACCCGAGGAGCCAATGAGCGACTGGAAGAGAGGAAATCCAATGGCTAGATTCTCCCACCATTCTGAAAGCAATAATCTTAATGTAGTATAAATTATCTGAGCAACAGCATCCAAGTCTGTCAAGAAAACTGGGCCATTTTCGCCTTCGATAGGATCATTTGTGGGTTGGCTGTTCTGTTGCACCATAATTGTAGGAGTTGCCATCATGCCCACCTTTGAACGAGAATGATTGGTGCAGTGCTCATTCAGCCTCCAAAATAGTGCTGATACTGTCGGTTGGAGGATCTGGACCCGCGTAGCCCTTCGATTGAAGAAATGGAAGGATATTTGTATTCCAGTAGTCAAAGAAGTTCTTGTTCATCAGCGGTGCTACTGTTCCTCCCGTTACCAGGATTTTCACTTCCGGCGCCGTCATGGTGATTCCTGCCTCTGCCATGTCGATGACCACCGTACCGTCATCGGAACAAATCTGCATACTTGTAGTCGAATAATTCTGGAGCACTCGGGGGTTTGAGCGAACTCCAAAGATCGCAACTCCATCGCCAATGTCATGCCGATACAAAGGCCCATCTGGCTGTTTCTGGATACCGCCGTTCTGCCACCACATGTCAAACGCCATGTCCGCAAAAATAACTAGACATTCATCTCCAATCGCAATGGGAAATGTAAGATTCCATCCGCCTGCGCTCGGAAATACAAACGGAACATCATCGAGAATTGGCAGCGTGGTCAGTGTTGGAATTGCCTTCACTCGCAAGACTTCTTGCACGGATGGCTGGACGGAAACGGTTTGCAGATCGGCATTGAAAGGATCGCCATTCTGATTCGCTACCACGATACCGGGAATTGCCACGCGCAGATCGCACTCGAATTGGTGCAATGCTAGGCGAATCGGGGCTGACTTGATCGAAAGCCTGTCCTGAACCGAAACCAAACCTTTGAGTTGAGAGCTAGTTCCCATAGGGTGCTCTCGGAGAGCACCCTATGGGAACT